TGGTAGTAAAGTGACGGCTGAACCAGCTTATAACAAACTCCTTATTGGTTATAACAATAATCATATAATTGATGGGACAATTGATGCTCCTGCATTTTCAACTTTAACGTTTAATGCACTATGTAATGTTAATGGCAAGTTGAAACTCGTTAAAGCTACAGATGTATTGGAGTTTGGTGATGGGACTCAACTTTCCAGTTTCCCAAGTCAAACATCAAATTCGGGTAAATTTTTAACAACCGATGGTACTGATTTGAGTTGGGGAGATGGTCCCAACGTAGATGGATTTTTATCAGGAGTTTCATTAAATACTAGTATGAGTTCAGCCTCAGTTTTAACATTTACACGTGAGAATGATAGCAATATAGCGATTAGTATACCAAAATACAACATTAATACTGGCTTAACAACTTTTAGTAATGGAACATTAAGTTTATCACAACAGAATAATCCGAATACAATCCTCAACATATTACCAAATTACAATTCAAATTCAGGTAAGTTTTTAACAACCGATGGTACTAATTTGAGTTGGGCAGACGCAGGAGGTCAAGACATATCTTGCGCAAATCAAAGGTTACTAACAGTGACATCAGAGGGGGTAATTGACTTACCCAATATTAAGATAGGGTCATCAACAGGTGGCACTACATCAAACACTTTCGTAGGAGAAAACACAGGACCAGACGGAAATGCCTCAAATTCGACATGCTTTGGTGTGTACGCAGGAGCGCAAGCTGGAGTTCTAGATGAAAGTACACATATTGGATGGAACGCAGGATATTTAGCTACCAATAGTAGGCAAGCAACCTGTATCGGAGCGGAGGCAGGCGCGTACAGACAAGGGGACTATACCACTTGCATTGGGAGGAAGGCTGGTTGTCTCTCCAACACAACAGATGGTGCTGCTAGTTCTGGTTCAGTACACAATACATATATAGGAAATGAAGCTGGAGAGGGTCATAAAACAGGTAACTACAATATCATGATTGGTAGTAAAGTGACGGCTGAACCAGCTTATAACAAACTCCTTATTGGTTATAACAATAATCATATAATTGATGGGACAATTGATGCTCCTGCATTTTCAACTTTAACGTTTAATGCACTATGTAATATTAATGGCAAGTTGAAACTACTAAATACTACAAATGTATTGGAGTTCGGAGACGGCACTCAACTCTCCAGTTTCCCAAGTCAAACATCAAATTCGGGTAAATTTTTAACAACCGATGGTACTGATTTGAGTTGGGCAGATGCGTCAGGAGGTAGTACAATTCCATATAATAACACACACTGGACAAGTATGTTTATTGGGTCAAACGCAGGACCATCATCCGGTGATGGCGCTGGGGTCACTGCTGTTGGTTATTATGCAGGCAAGGATGGGGGAGGTAGATTCAACACGTATCTTGGTCAGGCTGCTGGGGCGGCATTTAGTGGAGATAGGAACACAATGATTGGCCAGATGTCCGGAAGTGGAGTAGTCCGAAGTGGAACAAACAACACGTTTTTAGGATACCAAAGCGGATATGGTACATCAGGTGATAACAACATTTTGATTGGGTCTGAAGTGGGAGAAAATGAACCAGATGAAGACAATCGTCTCATGATCGGCAAAAAAACAGACCTTCTATTAGACGGTAAAATACCTACATCTTCCACTGAAGGTGAGCTCCTAATTAATGCCACAACACTCAAAGTTAATTCAGGTATTAAAACAGAAGCAGATCTCGCATCATTAGAGGTGGGACAGTTATATGTGGATACATCGGCTGGAAACGTACTAAAAGTGAAAATGGCTTAAAATTATATATATAGAAAATGATGACTATAAGACACTTTCTGAACCCTATTTTAGGATAGATCGGTTTACTAAGGATATAGATAAAAAATTTGATTGATTCTGCTTATTTTAATATGCAGAATCAATGTCTATTATTTTGAAGAGTGATAATTCCAAATTGTTGACAAAGTTGCCTAATGGTATGAGTTGTCATTATGATATCACTACGTGCAAGGTTGCAGTATCGTGGTGTGTTTTACGAGAAAAAATCAAATCATATAATTAAAATGGGGTCTTCTAGACCAAATGGATATCATTCATATCACAGCTCAGTTCACGCAGAAATACAAGCTATAAAATTTTTTAAAACAATTGAAAAAAATAGAAAATTAAATATTTTAATTTGGAGAGTAGACAAATCAGGTGGTATTCATCCCGCATATTCCTGTTTATGTTGTTCTAAATATATAATAAAAAATAATTTATCTGAAAAAGTATTTACATTTGATTATAATGGAAAAATAGTAAAGGCAATAATTGATAATCCTGAAGTTTCAAAAGGAATGAAAATAAAATGGGATAAATATAATATATAGTTATTTACTGAAATCATATTTACTGTTTTAATAGTAACTGTGTTAAGTATTTCCGTTTGCCTCCATTCCCGTACCGATAGCTTCTAGGTCAGCATCAAATTGTGTAAGTTCTGCTTCGGGAGCTACTGCTGTAGCTTTTTGTTCCCATGATAGAACCGAGTTGTTGTTTGGATTACCGCCTATAATTTTTAAATATCTTCTTAAAATATTTTCCTAATTTGGAATTTATTTGACATATCGATTGGTTGAAGGATTATATTTTATTATATATAATTTAATTTTAAAATAGTTAATTAAATAAGATTTTTTTTATAATATTTATAATGAAATTAGTCTAGTTAATATAATTATAAATAAGATTTAATAAAATAAAATATTTATAGTTTAAAAATTATAAATATTTATAATGAATTATATTCCATTAAATGAAATTAATTTACTTAATTTAATTATAAATTCAGATTTATTAAAAAGAAAACTTCCGGAAGTAAGAATAAGAGCACTGATTAATACTATATATGAATGCAAAAATGAGTCGGATAGTAAAACAATAATTTTAGAAAATTTATGTGACTCGCCATATATTGAAACCAATGAAAAAAATGTTTTTATAAATTTATTTTTAAGTAATAAATTTAGTGAACTTTATAAAATATTCAAGTGTAGTAAAATTATTGATATAAATAATTATGATTTAATTTTTAATTTTAATAGCTTTAGAAGAATGGTTTTATCAATATTTAGTACATCAAAAAAAATCAAGAAATTTTCAAAAGAAAAAAAATATAAAATTGGTGAAAAAATCTATAGCACAAAAACAATAAATGAATTAAAGATGTTATGTATTAAATTATTAGAAAAATCAGAAATATTCGATGAAGAAACAATATATAGAATAGCAAATATGATATTAGATTCAAGATATGATCTATTATTATTACCAGAATATTTTGATTGTGAAGATAATCACAGATTGTCGTATAGTTTAAATACACTTCAAGATGATAATACTGAAAATGAATGTTCAATTTGTCTGGGAACAAATCGAATAAGTAAGAAATTAAAATGTCATCATGAATTCTGTGAAGATTGTATTGATAAATGGTTAAAGATAAGTAATAAGTGTCCATTATGTAGAGTTTCATTATAGTTAGAACTATCAAACTAGATACTTTTCAACGTTGATATGTGCGAAAGGTCCTGGTCAGTGTAAGATATCCTAATCCCCAAATCATCTTATGCACAGGACCTGGAGTTCAATTATAATTCATCAAATTTGAGTAGCAACAAAAAATAAATTAATTAACTAGAGTTTAAACTAATTGTTATAATCTAATAAATAATTTACAGTATTTTCTAAATTTCCCTGATGCACTATTAATGCTTCATAATTACGATCAGTATTTGTAAAACCTATTGATTCTAAATAATTACATTCTTGACTATATAAATTTCTGCTGGTTTCTATTAAATTGTTTGTTAAACTATTAAAAATATTTAATAAATTTGTTAAATTATGTTGAGTATTTTCGCTATCATTATCATTATCATTATCATTTTCATTCTCATTATCATTCTCATTTTCATTATTATTCTCGTTATTATTATCATTAGCATTATCATTATAATTATTGTTATTATTATCAATATTATTTAATGGTTGGGTATTATTTGATAAATTGGTAATAATATTATTTGTATTAATATCATCTATAAAAGATATATTATTAATAATATTGTTAAAATTATTTAAAAATTGATTAGAAAATGTCATATTATTTTTAATATAGTTCTTTTCATTTAACGATATTAGAATCAAATATTTATTTTCTAATAATTTTTGAATATTTTTTAATGAAACATTGTTATCAATGATATTTCCATTATTTATTATTATAGAACTATTAATTTCAGAAATGGGCATATATAGTTTTTTGATTTCATAAATTTTAAGATTCTCATCATAATTTATTTGATATGTACATTTTATTTCAAAATTTAAGGATACTTTTATAACATTAATTAACATACTAAATAATATATTTTTTATTGTTTGTTTTCCTTAAGTAAAAAAAAACAATAGAAAAAAACAATAGAAAATATTTTTATAATATTGATTATTTAATAGTAGAAGTTCGATCATTAAATGGATCATCTTCATCAGATACAAATTTATAAGTACTTTCAATCTTATTACAATTATCATCAAAAGTTAAACTATAAAAACATCCATTATTTCCTATTGAAATAATTTCATTATCTTTATTAAATAAAGAATAGCTTACAATATCTTTTAAATAAAATTGAGTAAAACTCCATTCAGAACTAAAATATGAAGGCAAATAGTTACTAACATAATATGTACCATATCCTAAAGAATTATTTATCTCATTGTCTTCACAATTATCACTAATATTTATATTAGTGTAAAAAATATGTATAGTTCCTCTGCAACTACTACATAATAAATATTTATTATCAGGACTAAATTTTAAATCAACAATATTAACTTGATCCGAACCTCTACGTAATTCTTTTAGCATTGAAGTAGTTTCTAAATCATATATTCTTAATAATGTACCTTTTTCGGAAGCACTTACGATATATTTACCAGTTGAATCAAATGTGAATAATTCTATTTCACTTAAATGAGCAGTTATAGATTTTAAGTAATCACTATTACATTTAGAAATTGTAATTTGACCTAAATTTCCAGAAGGAAATGCTATAAAATTATTTTCATCGTCAGTTATAGAACATAAACCTTTTATATTTTGACCAGTTTCTATACTTTTAATAAGAACTAAATTTTGAAAATTATATATATATATTTTTTTTACACATACAACTACAATAATTTTTTTTGTTAATTCTATATTTAATATTTTATTTTTAAAGGCAATTTCACCAATAACTTCTCTTTTATGATCATCCCAAATTATCAATTTATTATTTGGATATAAACCTTTTTCTACATTTCCTACAAAAATAACAATATTAGATTTAAATAACATTTTAACAATAGAAACTCCACCAGTAATTCTTCTTGCTATTATTTTTTTGAATGGAACTAATGTATAAACATAAAATCCAGTATTAGTCCCGAATATTACACAATCTTTAAGTTGATTGTAGCTAGCAAATAATAAATTTTTTTTTGTAGAAGTATTTGACAGATTAAGATTAGCAAAATTCATATATGTTTATATTTATATTATATTATTTTAAGTCATTTTATAATTACACTAAATAATTTAATAATTTTTTATATTGTTTTTTTATTTTTTTAGGTAAATAAGAATTTAATATAATTTTAGGTAAAATATATGCAACTGATTCATTTGGATGATATACCATAATATTATTAGGAATATTTTTAAATAAAATAAATTCTTTTATATTTGTATAGTTTTTTGTAGTTTTTAAATTGGTATCTAATTTTATTATTATTTCTTCTAATAAATTTTTATTATTATCATTCATAACTAATAATGGTAAATAGTAATTGTTATTATTTTTATATATCCATTTAACATCTAAACCATCAGGATTTTTATAGTGTCGTTTTTTCCAATAATCAGTAATTTGTAATTTATCACTATAAATAATATTCAAATTATTAATATAAAATTTATTAAATAAATTTTGATTAAATCGCTGAATAATATGAATTTTTTCGTGTATTAATGTATCTAAGAATTTTATTTTTAATGTTTTAGCTATCAACATACTTTCTAAAAATTTATCAGATAAAAATATATATTTATCTAATGTAAATGGCATACTATTATCAATTATATATGATATTTTTATAAAATTCCAATTTTGTGATATTTTATTATATTTTTTGCAAAGTTTACTAATATATTCAACATAATATCTTAAAATTTTTTTTTCTTTTGATGTAAAATTTAGTATATTATCCATATAAAATGTAGCCAAATTATCTTTTTTTATATTTTGACCAGTTTTTGCTAAAATTTCAAATTCTGATACATTATCTAAATAAATTTTTAAAATATTATATATATTTTTTTCATCTTTAGATTTTTTAATCTTTGATTTTTTACTAAAAAATATAACATTATCTTTATTTTTAGTAATTTTGTTATTCTCTATTACCTTTTTTTCTTTCACAAAGAAATACTTGTATAAAATAAATAAAAAAAATAGAAATATAATAGTTAATATTATAATTTTATTTGTATTAATCATAATTTATATATTAGATAAAAGTATCAAATATTAGTATATAAATAAATCTTTGATTAATATATTATGGATTTAAACAAATCTATTAATTCTTTGTATTCTCATGAAATTATAAATGATCTTATTAAAAATGAAGTAACTATATATGGTAAATTTTTGAGAAAAATATTATTTGATAATTGTTCTATAGATGATTATTTCAAAGATAATAATAAAATTAATGGATATACCAGACTAGTTTTTAGAGATATCGTTGAACGAGATTTAGATAAATTCATAAAAAAAATAAATAATCATCCGAATATTCATACAACTTCTAGATGTGAATTTGTTACTTATATATTAGAATATAATAAAAGTTTAATACAATTTGATATGTCATATATAAAAAGTAATATATCTTATTATTTAAGTTATTATAGAGCTGAATTAGATATTACATTAGATATAGATACAATCTATATTGATAGAACAGGTATAGGTTCATTAAATATAAATAATTTATATTCTACAGCTCCTAGTCCATTTTATAAAATAATAAATAATATTAATAATAAAAAATTTAAGATATTATCTAAAAATAATTTACTAATAAATCAAGAATGTTATAATGAAATTATTACACTTAAAAAACAAGGTTGGACTAATATAGATAATGAAATTACAAAAATAGATATAGTTAAAGATAACGAGCGATTTAATGAGGAATGTGGTATATGTGGAGATACCCATAATACTACATCAATTAAATTACCTTGTAATCATTATTATCATAATAAATGTTTTGAAGGTTATATAAATAATTATATTCTTCAAAAAGAATATTTAGATAAAGAATTAAACTGTCCTTATTGTACAAATAATTTAAATATATTAAATGTTATATAGAAGGTATAAAGATATAAATTACATAAAGAAGTTATGCAAATATATATAAATTATAATGTGTGGAATTTTTTCTTATATATCTGATACTGCTATTTCTGATAATTTACATAGTAAACTTGTAACTGAAGCATTAAAATCTAAACATAGAGGACCTGACAATACAAAATATCGTCTAGAAAATGAAAAAATATTTTTGGCATTTCATAGACTATCAATAAATGATATTAGTGAAAAAGGTGATCAACCATTAACACATCCCAATGATTATAATATAATTTTAATATGTAATGGTGAAATATATAATCATGCTATATTGAAAGAAAAATATTCATTTATTACAAATTCTAAAAGTGATTGTGAAATTATATTACATTTATATACAAAATTTGGTTTTGAAGAGTCTATTAAAATGTTAGATGGAGTATTTTCATGTATTTTATTAGACCTAAGAGATAATAAAGAAATTATTTATGCTGCCAGAGATCCAATAGGAGTACGACCAATGTATATTGGAAAAAATTTTTCAAATAAATCTTTTGGTTTTGCTAGTGAATTAAAAAATATTCACAATATATTTGAATCCGTTGATCAATTCAAGCCTGGTCATATATGGGACAGTATATCTAACCAATATACATGCTACTATAATAAAGAAATTATCTACAATGATTCTCAATTTAATTATTCTATTGAAGAAATTAAAACTAATATTAGAAATCTTTTCACTGAAGCTGTCAAAAAAAGGACTATGTCTGATCGTGATATAGGATGTTTGTTATCTGGTGGTCTAGATTCTAGTCTAGTAGCCGCACTTTTAACCAAATTTTACAATAAAAAATTACAAACATTTTCTATAGGTCTTAAAGGATCTCCTGATCTAAAATATGCTAAAATTGTAGCAGACCATATTGGCAGTAATCATCATGAAATTATTGTATCTGAAACTGAAATGCTCAATGCTATAAAAGATGTTATTTATCAAATAGAATCATATGATACTACAACTATTCGAGCAAGTACCCCTATGTATCTATTATCTAAATATATCAAAAATAATACTAATATTGCTGTTATTTATAGCGGAGAAGGTAGCGATGAAGCTTCAGGGTCATATCTATATTTTCATAATGCTCCAGATAATTTATCTTTCAAAAAAGAAACTAATAGACTAATGACTGATTTATGTTATTTTGATGTACTCCGATGTGATAAATCTACTGCTGGAGCTGGATTAGAAGTTAGAGTACCTTTTCTCGATTTAAAATTTTTAAAATATTATATGAATATTGATCCTGAATTTAAAGTTCCATCATATGGCAATATTGAGAAATACTTATTAAGAAAAGCTTTTAGTGAAATTGATAATTTACTTCCTGATAAAATCTTATGGAGAACTAAAGAAGGAATGTCTGATGGAGTATCATCTCAAGAAAGAGGCTGGTATGAAATTATTCAAGAATATACTGATAAATTATATAGTAATGAAGATTTTTATAAATTACAGCAAAAGTATATAAATAATCCTCCAATGTCAAAAGAAGCTTTGTTTTTTAGAGAATCATTTAATGAATTTTATGCTAATTGTGATCATTTAATTCCATATTATTGGTTACCTAAATGGTCTGGTAATATTATTGAACCATCTGCTAGAATTTTAACTGATATCTATTATAAACACAATGATGATATCATTCAAAATAATATCCAGAAGGCATAAATCAACTAATTACTTAAAGTTTTAATAGTACTATATTAACTATACATAATTATGCAAGAATCATTATCTTATATTGATCAAAGAATCAATACTTTGAATAATATTGATAATATAGATTTGTATCCACATAAATTTCATTATCTTGATTATGAACTATTATCAACAAATAGATATCACTTTCGATATACCAGCATAAATTCTGGAGAACATTTAGAAAATGATAAAATATGTTTAATGGGTCGAATATATAGTATTCGTTCTTCTAGTAAAAATTTATTTTTTTTTGATTTAATAGATGAAGGGTGTAAAGTACAAATTATGGCTAATCGTAAATTATATAAGGATAATGATACACTATTTTTTTCGATAACTTCATCTATTAAAGCTGGGGATTATTTAGGAATTAGAGGTTATGTCGCTAAAACTAAATTAGGAGAACTTACATTAATTGCTCATTCTATTCAAATTATTGCTCCCTGTTTACATATGCTTCCAAGAGGTACAAGAATTGATAACAATGGTAATGAACACAATGGTTTAAAAGATGTTGATAATCGCTTCAGAAAACGATACCTTGATATGATTGTTAATGATAATGTTAGAGATATTTTTATTACTAGATCAAAAATTATTAAATTTATTAGACATTATCTAGAAGATTTAGAATTTATTGAGGTAGATACTCCTATATTAGATGTTCAATCTGGTGGAGCTATAGCAAAACCATTTCAGACATTTTCAAATGATTTTAATATTCCCATGTATATGAGAATCGCACCCGAATTATATTTAAAACGTCTAGTTATTGGTGGGTTAAATAAAGTATTTGAAATTGGTAGACAATTTCGCAATGAATCTAATGATCTGACACATAATTGTGAATTTACTAGTATAGAATTATATTGGAGAAATGCCGACTATAACGATTTAATGAGTATGAATGAAGATTTATTTAAAAAAATTGTCCTAAAAATTAATGGTTCATATAAATTAAATTTAAATACAGATATATCTATTGATTTTGAATCATCTTTTGATAAGGTTGATATGATTCCTACTCTAGAAAAAAAAATTAATATAAAATTTCCTCATCCGACTCAATTTGAAAGTACTGATTTTAATTATTTATTGGATTCTATATGTACTAAAAATAATATAGAATGTTCCAAACCAAGAACTACTTCAAGATTATTAGATAAACTTGTCGGATTTTATATTGAACCTTATTGCATTAATCCAACATTTATCTATGGACATCCTCAAATTATGAGTCCCTTAGCCAAATGGGATCGCAATCGTCCTGGTTTAACTGAAAGATTTGAATTATTTATAAATGGAATCGAATATGCTAATGCATATACCGAGTTAAATGATCCAAAAGTACAATTAGAATGTTTCAAAAATCAAGATAAATTCCGTAATCTGGGGGATGAAGAAGCACAGCCACCTGATTATTCTTATATTGAGGCATTAGAACATGGGTTACCACCTACTGGTGGATGGGGGTGTGGAATTGATAGATTATGTATGTTATTGAATAATGTAACTTCAATTAGAGAAGTTATTCTATTTCCAACAATGAAACCTATAATTTGTACTAATTAAGCTATTAAATTCTAATAACATAGAAAACTTTATATATACAGTAAATTAAGTAAAGTACAATAAAAGACACTGCTTAATTATCTTTAACCATTTATTTTCAAATTTTAAATATATATATATTTAAATTTATATATATATATATATGTATCAAAAAATATATAATCCTAATACAAAAAAAAAAGTAACTATACATTCTAAAATAGGAAAAATGATTCTGTATAAATATTTAACACAAATAGGATCTGGACAATTAATGCCTACTGAAACACAAGTATCAACACCAGAATCAGTAATTGAATCAATTACACTTCCTGATTTTACATATGTTTTTAATAATAGGTCTAGAAATATTATAGACATATATGGAGCAAATGGAATACACTATTATAAATTTCATACTAAATTCGGTATAAAAAAAATAATACTAATATCTGATGAACATATTCCTATAGAAGAAAAAATTTCACCAAATTATAATAATGCTATCAGTATAGATGAATTTATCGTTGATATTACTCAAACTTGCAGTAATTTGGACAAATGTGTTGATTTTTATTTAGAGAGAGCCTTAACTGAAAATCAAGGTAACCCACTTTTAGGAGGTATGTATCAATCTGATATACCCGATCCATCTTTATCTGTTACATCTTTGAGATATATACGTAATATATTTGCGGACTGTAGTATGAATACTATAAATGATTATTGTATCGTAAATAGATGTATAAATAAGTCTACTTATGAACCTACTCAAACAATTTTAAATAATTTAAGACTTCATAACATTGATTTACGACAGAGATACAATGATCGTGGTGAAATTTTATCAATATCTGATGATGTACCATCATCTCCTGCTATGAATTTTATGAATTTACTTTTTTATATTCACATATTAGAATTTAATTTAGGAATGCCCGAACATAAAAGTCGCCAAGAAATTGTTGATATGTGTTTGGATGAAAATTATCGTCAACCTAGACGCTCTACACTTCCTCCTGACGACCCCAATTGGAATGCATTTGCAAGACAAATTAATAAATATTTGATTATAATTGAATTAATAAAAAAAAAAATAGAAAAGGAACAAAGAAAATTTAATTTAAATAATGTTTTTGAAATTAAACAACTTAATTTAAATTATTATATACATAAATTTTGGATAACAGAGTTAATGATGAAAGCTAATGATACAAGAATGAAATGGATGTTTATAAATACATCCTTGGTAGATTTATATACTATGCTAAGGATGTTAAAAAATTTTGAAATAGAAGGCTATAAATCTACACGAGGTCCTCAAAAATGTAAAGATAAAAATTCATATTTACAGAATAATATTATAGTATTTGCTGGATTGAATCATGTTAATTGTTATAGAAATGTTTTAGATACTATAGTTGGTAAAAATTCATGTATTTATAGTCAACTTAACGAATATGAAAAAACTAAAAAAAGAACATCTAAAATTTTGAAAATTGATAAAGGACAGATCGGTAAATTTCAAAATTTTAATGAACTTATGATCGATTTTTGTGATGAGCCTCTTACAGTTTCACAATGAAAACAAGCTTTGGAAAATCTAAAATAGATTATAGTAGTTTTTAAAGGAAACATTTAAACTTAGATAATTATGTTTTGTTTACAACTCCAATTTTTTTTTAAAAACTACTTTACTTCTTGATGTTTTATCTAAAAATGATAGAATCACATCAGCAATCATTTTATCAACATTGTTATAATTATATACAATACTTTTTTCAATACAATCTGATAATGTTTCATCAAAATTTTGAATTAAGTATTTGACTTTATCAACATCTAAATTTGATAATTTTATATTATCATAATCAATTAGAAATACATATTTTTTTTTTTTTGAGATAAAAGAAATATCTTGATTTAAAAATTTTAATAAACTATGCTTAGAAAATTTATTTATATTAATATCATAATTTAATCTAATAACATCCATTTTATTAATTTCTATATCATTATCAATACTTATTAATGATATATATTGAATAGTTTCATTTTGTAAATTCATATTTGTATTATTATTATTATGAATATAAATAATTATTTTTTTTTTTGCGTTAAAAAATATTATTTAATTATTGATATTATTATTTCTTTCTAGTGAAAGCATTATAGATCTATCTCTTTGATCAAATAATTTTCTAATAATGTTTGGGTGAAATTTGTTTTCTTTTAAAAGTAATTCCCAATTTACCTCATCATCAATTGATGATAATTTTTTTTCTACATTATTTTCTTGTATATCAATAATTGTATTTGCTATATCATTATCATTATTGTTTAATAATTTTATTAAAATTTCTTTGTCATATTTTATTGCTTTATCACATTGATCTAAAATAATTCTAATAGCTTGTTCAGTTTTATCATCAATTTTAGTATTCATATATATATATATATATTTATTCATTATTTATTTTTATATATTTTTTTCTATTTAACAAATAAATAATGAATAAATAAATTAATTTACTTCTAATCCCATACATTTTTCTAAAGTATTTTTTGTAGCTTGAAATGGTTTTGATCTTTTTAATCTTAATTCTTCACTTGTTACTATTTTATTTTTTTCTATTGGTATATATTTTTTATTAATTTTTGAACTAAATCCATTATCTAAAAAGTTATATTCTTGTTGTGGTATTATAGATACCATAGGTGGTACAATAACCTTAAATGATCTATTATAATTTGAATTCTGACTTCTAAAATCTTTAATACTTAATGAACCACCAAATATTTTTAATACTTGTCTTGGTGCAGCTAATTTGATTTTTATATTTTTTTCATTATAAATTTTTCTATATAAAAAATTTAATAGGGAATACCTTTCCCATATATCTTCTCCTTCATAATTATCAAAATTATATGCAGCAGCACATTCAGGACTACAATACACACCATAAACTTCAAATTTATTATCTATATATTTATATGGTAATCCACACGGAGCACCTTCAAATGGATGACAGCACCACCAACAATATATAGATGTAGAGGATGGCCATGTAAAAGTTCTAGAACATTCTTTAAATTGAATTAACATAGGCTCTACCTGATTTTCTGTTGTTTTGTTTGAAAAATTTTCTATATCTTTTCTTCTTTTTTCTTTCATGATTGTTATAATTTCCTGATATGTATCCATTTTATTTACTTTATTTGAATAACGGATATTTGGATTATTTTCAAACCATTTGTCTTTATGTTCTATTAATGTATCATCTACTATATTATTTTTAAAATCTGTATTATTAGAATTTTTAGAAATTAAATCTTCATTTATTTCTGTTTCTTCATCTGAATCTATTAAAGCATTCACTATATCATTTTCTTTCTCATCAAAGGGATAATGTGAATAATTAGTTTGAGTACAATTAGTATTACTATTAATATTACAATTATCATTATCTATATATGCTACACTATCTATAGGATTACCACCAACAATGTCTGCTTGCCAAGCTTCTGGTTCATTAATATTTGGATTGTATGTCAATAATTCTGCTTCTTTAGAATTTTGTATAACATTTTTAGAATTTATGGGTAAATGTAAAATTATATTATCAGATTGTATATCAGTATTTTTTTCATTTTTTACTATATAATATGATTTTTCTTTAGGTTTTCTACCCCTTTTTTTTGGTGCTTTTGTTAACGTTGAATCATCTGTCTTAGGTTTTGGTTTTCTTCCCCTTTTTTTAGGAATTTTAGGAGTAGTATCTACCGATTTAGGTTTTGGTTTTCTACCTCTTTTTTTAGGAAGTTTTGGACTAACTTCGATAGATTTAGGTTTAGGTTTTCTACCTCTTTTTTTTTTTTCAGTATTATGACTACTAACTATATCTTGTTTATTAGATGAATTTATACTTTCAGAATTATTTTTATCACTTTCTGTATTATTACTACTAGAATATTTTGTAGATGATTCATCATCAGTATATGAATATGATTCAGAATTGCTTTTTATAGAATTATTCATTATAAATATATTTATAATATTATAAACTTCTTTAAATGAATCTTTTCTTTAAGTATAATATACAATGACAAAAAAGTTATTAAAAAAAAATATTGGTAGTACTACTATTAATAAAACTAAAACTGGAGCCAAAAAGAAAAAAGATGAATTAAATAATTCATTTGATAATACTAAAATTTATACTCAAAAAGCTAGAAAAGATATTAATAATAATGTTAATCAATTAAAAACTCAAACTAAACAAAATATAGATAATTCTATTAATCAAACTAAAATTAATACTAAAAATTCTATAAATCAGGCAAAACAAGATATGAATAATTCCGTTAATCAATTAAAAACTCAAACTAAACAAAATATAAATGATTCCATTAATCAAACTAAAATTAATACTAAAAATTCTATAAATCAGGCAAAACAAGATATGAATAATTCTGTTAATCAATTTAAAACTAATACTAAACAAAATATAAATGATTCCATTTATCAAACTAAAATTAATACTAAAAATTCCATAAATCATGCTAAACAAGATATGAATAATTCCGTTAATCAACTTAAAACTCAAGCTAAACAAAATATAAATGATTCCATTTATAAGACTAAAATTAATACTGAAAATTCTTTAAATAACGCTAAACAGGATATGAATAATTCTGTTAATCAACTTAAAACTCAAGCTAAGCAAAATATAAACGATTCCATTAATCGTACTAATCAAAATATGAATAATTCCATGAATCAAGTTAAGCAGGAATTTAATAACTCTCTATATCAAGCCAAAACTAAAGCTAAACAAGATATTAATAATACTATTAGAAAAAAAATTCCTACAATACCTCAATTAAACCCTATTACTCAAACAAATGAACTTAAAGCTAATATACTAGAAATTAATAATAACATTAAATTACTTATAAATAATGCAAAACCTATTATTGAAAAATCTACAAAAATATCATGTGATATTGCTAACTCTATAGCAAAAACTATTTGTAAAACAAATAAATTCATTAATAATGGAGTCAATGCTTTCGAAAATCAGTATAATAATTTAGAAAATGCAGTTTCAAATTCTCTTAATAAAGTTCAAAATTTAAATGATGCAATTAACAATCAACATGGAGGATCATATAATAGAAATAAAGATATATATAATTATATTACAAATCCTAATACAAATCGTAAAGTAAATATATACAGTAAATTAGGAAAAAATATATTAAAAAATTATTTAATTAAACAATATAATCATTAAAATATTGTATTATATTATAATATTTATAATGAATGAAGATGACAGTTATATATTGTTTTCATTTATTGGTGGAATTCATATAGTAGGTTTTTATTTACTATATAGATATAAAAATAAACAAAATTTTAATAATGTCAAGAATAGACATGAAGAACAAAATTTACTTCTTAAAAATGATGATCTAGAAAATAAATTTCAACAAAAAGAAATTCATGATAATTACATTAAAAATATTTTTAAAATATAATTGGATCCTAATAATAATTTAGATTATTACACTAATATAATCTGATAATGAATTATAAAACAATTTTATTTCTGTGTATTTAGTAATAAAATATATATATATATATTACTAAATAAAATATATATATATATATTACTAAATAAAATATATATATATTATTTAGTAATATATATATATATATGATTGAGGCAATTTTGGCAAAATGTATCCACAACTGGATTGAAAAAAAAAAAAAAAAAAAAAAACAAAAAAAAATAAAAAAAAAAAAAAAAGAATATAATAAAAAAAAAAAAAATGATGAACATAAATTATTCAAAATTAAAGAAGAAATATAAAAACTATTAAAATATAGTAAAAAAATTTGATTTTTACTTAAAATATTAATATACTTATTCATATCATGTCCATTATTTCTATTGAAGGTAATATTGGATCAGGAAAATCTACATTATTACATCTATTGAGTAAATATAATAATTTTATTACCCTAAAAGAGCCTGTAGATGAATGGTTAGAACTAAAAAATGATAAAAATGAAAATATTTTACAACTTTTTTATGCTAATAAAGAAAGATGGTCTTATACATTTCAAATGAATGCATTTATATCAAGATTTAAATTATTAGAAAAAACTATAGAAAATAATCCTAATAAATTAATTTTTACAGAGAGAACTGTGCAGACTGATAGGAATTGTTTTGCATTAGAATTGAAAGAACAAGGTTGTATAGATGATCTAGAATGGAAATTATATATTGAATGGTATGAATGGTTAGTAGAAAAAAATAGTATTAATCCTATTGCTATTATTTATATCAATGGTGATCCAGAAATTTGTATGAAAAGAATTCTAAAAAGATCAAGATTAGAAGAATGTAATATAAGTTTAGATTATCTTAAAAAAATTCATGAAAAACATGAAAATTGGATTAATAATATCAATACTCCAAAATTAATTTTAGATTTTTCAGGTGATATAAATGATACATTGTTTATAGATAATATTATGAATCAGATTCAAAATTTTTTAGATTTATTGTCTAAAAATAAGTAATATTTATTATGTATTTATAGAATAATTATATTTCTTATTAATTATTGTTTTGTTTCATTACTTCCATTTCATCTGGATGCCAAAAATAACTTCCCATACATGATTTGACTTTATTCGATGAATCAGCCCTTAATATTTGAGCACAATCTATACATATAAATACTCCTCTTTTTAGTGTTGCCCAAGAAGCATATTCTTGTTTACAATCCGCACATTTACTTTTGGAATACATTTTTTTTAATTCTTCATGATATTGATCATCTGTTTTTTCTATTTCTGATTTCAAATATTTATTACCAAATCTACTATAACTATATGACATTATATTTTTATAAATATAATATTATTCTTAAATCGTTTCTAAGTAAAAATTATTTTCATTTAGAAATAATATTTTCTATTATTTTATGTTTGATTACATAGATTTTTCTAGTCTAAATAATGAAAACGATATTATAACACCTTCATATAAAAATCAATTATTTTTTAGAGATCAATTAACAAACTATATGATACGTAATAATAACATAAAACATCCTATAATCTATGGCAGAGATAATTGGGATCGATTATTTATTACTATTTATTGTTATCAAAATAAAAAAAAAAAAATACAAACATTTTTTCAACGATATCCTAAATTATATACAGGAGAAGAGTGGATATTTGGAAATTGCTTTGACTCAGATAAAATTGAACACATTTTTTCTATAAATAACTATACTGTTAACATTCAAACAGATAATTTTATTAAAGTGTTGATAAACGAAAAGAAAATATTACCAAAAAATTGGTTAAATAAAGATATAAATAAATTTTCAAGTAATATTGATAAATATTCAGAAATTAAATTATATAATTATTGGTACGAGAAATGGGAATTATTAATTTATAAAAAATTAATATATCAAATTTTGATAAATAATTTAGATTTAGATTTAAATCAAGATATTATAACAAAAATACTTAAATATATTTAGCAATTTTATTTTAGATATATTTACTAGTATTTATTCTTAAATGTTTAATAATTTAGATTTTTCAAAAATACAATATTTAAAATTATATTTATCTGATATTCCCGAATGTAATACTGATTATATTGATTATTTAGAATGGGAAAAAATAAAATATCCAGTAGTATGGGGTACAGATCATTATGGGCGTAAATATATTACTATAAAAGCTTTAATCGGTAAGAAAAAAATAATGCAAACATTTTTTCAAAGATATACAGATACAAGTAATTGTTGGGCATTTGGAGATTGTTATCGGAAAAAAGAAACAACGTGTCCTTTATTTATTTCAGATGGTCGATTAAAATCAGATACATTTAAATTTATTGAAGAACTAATAAAAAATGAAATTATAGATCTTAAAGATTGGTATGATAAAAATATTAATAAATTACATTGGTGTGTAAAAGAGGGTAACTTTAAGTTAAAATTATATAATTATATAAAAGAAAAATGGATATATTTAATAAAAATAAAATTATTGTATAATATATTATCTGAAAAAACAAATTTGAATAATGATTTATGTTTAAAGATTAGTAAAATTTCTATTAATTTATAACGATTCCTTTTTTCTTTAGGTTTTTAACTTTATTTTCTAAATTTTTTTTTTCTACATTGGAATCAGCTAATTTTTTTTCAAGTAATTCCTTATCTATTTTTTTTTGTTTTTCTTGAATACGTGATTGAAATTTTTTAACTTCTTCTGGAATTATAGTTTTTGAACCACAAACTAAATTAGATAGACAATGGCGAGGATCATTAATTTCAAATTTTTCATTGGATACTAAATATGTAGTATTTAATAACATATAAGTTATACAATGATATTATCTTTAAATTTCTTATTAAATTTGAATTTATATATATATATATAAATGAATAATCAAGATATTGCTATGGTATTGTTTCGAAATGGTTTAAATGCTGGAATTGTTAGTAATGTAATTAATGAGTTAGAAGTTATACGAACAGAATCAATTGAAGATACAGATCGATCAAATCAAGAAATTGAAAATGAACAACTTTGGTCATCTCGTGATTATATCAATAAAGTAGACTCTTTTGGAACTGATAGATTTCCAGTAGGATGGAGTAATTGGACTGATCTATCAGATTATAGCAGGAGACAATTATTCAAACATTTTGATGAACCTTCCCAACTCTTGGGTTTAAGGCTAATAAATTCTAGAGAATTTTTAGAAAACGAATTAGTTAATTTTGGTATTAGAGATCGTCAAAAAAAATTAATATGTGATCAATTAGACTCTTGGATGAAAGTACATGATTTATAGATTTATTAAATAAAATAGTTATAACTATTTTATTTATTAAATTCATTAATTTCAAACTATTTAAAAAAATAATATATAATAATTTATAGAATGGATTACGAAAAAATACTGAATTTATCTTATAAAGGAGGTAACATTCATAAACTGATAGGTACTGAATTAAAAGTTTTGTGTAAGCCAGGAATGCGTTTATTTGAAATTCAAAATAATATTGAAAGCCGTATTAAAGAATTAAGTGAATTTGATCCTCTTAATCCTACTAAAGCAGGAATAGCTTTTCCGGTAGGTTTAAGTTTAAATGAAATAGCAGCTCATGATACTCCTGATAAAAATGATTTTCGATATTTAACTAAAAATGATGTTTTAAAGGTAGATTATGGTATAAATTTACAAGGTGTCATCATAGATGCTGCTCAAACAATTTCTTTCAACGAAAAATATGATAATTTATTGGAAGCATCGCGTTCTGCTCGTGACCTTGCTATTAAAATGTCTGGTCCAGACGCAGTATTAGGAGATATTGGTACATATGTTCAAGAACACATAGAATCATTTGAAATAGATCTGGATAATAAAAATTATCAGATTAAATCTATAAAAAATTTAACAGGTCATAGTATTGATATTTACCAGATTCATGGTAAAAAATCAGTACCAAATTTTAAAATAGATTATCCTGTTAGAATGAAAAGTAATGAAATTTACGCCATAGAGTGTTTTACAAGTACACATAACAATATATTAAAAGAATTACCAAATTGCTCCCATTATATGATAGATTATACAAAAGATTATAGAAATTTACAAATGGGAACGAAAGACAGGAAATTTTTAGATACAATTGAACAAAACTTTTCTACATTAGCATTTTGTAAAAAATGGTTAGACGATTTAAAGATATCGAAATATGATAGATTTTTGAAATCATTATCTCAACAAGGTATTATAAAAAAATATCCACCTGTTAGTGATATAAAAGGTAGCTATACTGCCCAATTTGAACATACTATTGGTATAACTGATAAAGGAACTATTATATTTTCTTAAATTAAATTATTTATAGATACTATTTAATGTCAGCATAATACAAATATATGTATTCTAAAATTTTTGATCCTATTTCAAAAAAAAAATTTAATATAAATTCTAAAAAAGGTATAGAAATATTAAAAACATACTTTAACATTGTTGGTGGTAAACCTCTTGGAAAAATCAAAAAAGTAAAAAAAATGGACACTATATCAGAAGAAATTGAAACAATGGAAGAATTACTAAAAATACAGGAAAAAAAAATTCAACAATTACAAACAGCTATAAATTTTTATGAATCAGATTCTAATAAAATAGAAAATTTTAATGAAATAATTAGAAATATTTATATGAAATTGGGGTGGATAAAACAATCGCGGAGAAAATATGAATATACAAAAAATAAACCTGATGAAATACCTACATTAGAAGATTTTAGAATTTTAGCAATAATGGCTAATTTACCAATGATAAATCAAAAAAATAAATCTATTAATACTTATGGTATTCCTATATAAATAAATTATAATATATATATATATATATTATGAAAGCAGTATGTGTTTTAACAAATACACAGGATAATATTCGTGGATGTATAGAATTTACTGAAACACCTGATCGAAAATTGTTAGAAATAAATCTAAATATTAAGGGTTTATCTCCAGGTTATCACGGTTTTCATATTCATAGTAAAGGAGACTTAAGAGAAGGTTGTACTTCACTTTGTTCCCATTTTAATCCAGATAATACATTACATGGAGATATTTTAGATAATAAAAAAAATAGACATGCAGGTGATCTAGGAAATATTTTAGCTGATAAAAATGGAAATGTAAATTATAAAATATATGATAAATTAATCAAATTATATGGTAAATATAATATTATAGGTAGAAGTGTAGTAATTCATGAAGACGAAGATGATTTAGGAAAAGGTGGATTATCTTTTGATGATAAAATAATTAATGAAAAAATATATAACGAGAGTATCAAAACCGGTAATGCGGGAAAGAGAATTGCTTGTGGTATAATAGGTTGGGCTCAATAATCAACTTTTATAGCATAATTATTATCAACTAACCAATCATTCATATTAATTTTATCTAAATATATAATACCTAAATATCTACCATATTTTCCTTTTTTATCTTTAATTGTTTTAATTTGAATATCTTTATTTAGTATTTTTTCACGAAGTATATCTCTTGAAATAATACCAGTTTCTTTATCATCTCCTCTTACCTCTGGAGTATTAATACCATATAATCTTATTTTTTGTTTTTTTAGAATAACTCCAAATCCACAATCAATTGAACAAGTAATTGTATCTCCATCATAAACTTTTTCTACATGAGCATTATATATAAATGTATCCATTATAATATTTGGTTTAAAATTAACCTTTAAGTCATTTTTATTAAACTTCAGTAAATCTACATATTAATTTTAATAAATGAATGATGGTTTTTTTATGGAATACTTTTCAATTATTTTTCTAAAGTCTTCATCAATTTTGATTGATATAGGTAGCTGATTGTACATTTTATTTAATTTTAATATATTGAAAATTGGTATTTCATATGGCATATCTAGATTATCAGCCAGACAAACATACTTCAATTCTTTTTTTACAATTGATTTAAGATTTATTAAATCATTATAAAAATTTGTATTAAATAATGATTCTTTTGGCATTGAAAACCATTCTTTACAAGTAAGTCTCAAATTCTGTGTTTCAAATGGATCAATGAATGATAAAATAATAAATTTTAAATCATAATTTAGCAAATTCATTCCAGATATATTTATATTATTTATAATATTATATATATTATGTTTAATAGATTACTAAATTTACCAGATGAGATTCAAAAAATAATTTGGAAATATTATTTTGATACAGTACTTATAGAAATGTATCAGAAAATATTTATCAAAGATCCTTTAATTTCTATGATTATTACTCCTAAAAAATTATGTTTTTATACTTGGAATGATATTTATTCACTAAATAATAATTATCAAACTTTTATTTTTAGAAAGAAAAAGAAAATAGAATATTCTAATTGGCATAAAATAAGAAAAATAATAACTGATAATAATCATGATCGTTGGTATATTTCAAATAATTTATTATATTATAAAACTAATAAATATTATTTATTATAGTATATAATTATGATTAATACATTACCAGAAGATTTAAAAAGATTAATTTGGAAACATTTTTATAATATTGTACTAGATGAAATGAAACATAAATATTTTGATAATAAAAAGTATAGGTGGGATATTGGAATATATTCAAATTCAGGAGCTATGATATTTAGAAACTTAAAAAAATGGAGAGGATTGAATAAAAATTATTCTGGATTCAGAGAAAATGCTAAATATATAAAATATTATTGGAATTATATTGATATAACGTATTTTTTCAAATATATATATAGATAATTTATAAAATGTAATATAAATGATTAATAGACTATATGCATTACCTGAAGAATTAATAACGTTAATATGGAAACATTATTATAATATTGTATTAGAAAATATGAATGATAGATATTTTATTAAAGAATGGTTTGATAGTAATAAAAAAATAATAAAAAAAAATAAAAAATATATTACTTGGAGTGAATATTATAATAATTTAAATACTGGAGGTATGATTTTTAGAAATTTATCTTATAGAAATGTTCCTATTTGGTTAAGAAATAAAGGTTGCAATAATTATTCTGGATGCAATGAAATTCAAAAATATATGTATGATTGTTGGTATAAATTTGAATATTGGTATCTATATGACGATGATAGTGATGACGCCGATTATAATTATGAAGAATATTCTCCCCAATCAGGTGATATTAGTCTTGCTAGTATTTTTTAATAAAATTAGTTCTCTTTTACTTAGGTCTTTTTTATCAAAATCATCACGAGGTATGTCCGTCCCCCATTTTTTTAATTTTTCTATAGCAAATTTGTTATTAAAATCAAGATCTTCAATATTATTTATTATATTTGAATGGTCACCCCACCATTCTACATAGCCTAAAGTTGTGCTCATTAGTTCAAGTAACTCTTCCTCATTTTGAATTAGATATGTATTTACATTAGTATGTATATAATATGGATACTCCAAACTAGTCATTCTATTAAACATTAAAAGAAGATATGCCTCATATCCCCCTCTATATGTATTTTCATTTGGGAGCTCGAAATAAAATCCAGGCCACGGTCCACGATCTAGGTAAATACGAGCGCTTTGTCTGCATTTTCGTCGTCGATAAGCTGTTTTGATAAAATCTCTCCACGTTATTAAATCATACCTGTTTTCTAGTCTTTTTTTTTCTTTAAACATAGCTAATCCTGCAGAAATCCAATGTCCATGTCGATCACTATTTTTAATAGTAAAATCGTGTCCATTGTTCAGAGAACCTCTATTTAGCTCTAATAATTGATCTATTAATGTCTCTAAATTTTCTCTATTATCTATATAATTATAAATAGGCAAATTGCCTACCTCGTTATAAAATTCGATATAAAATGGATATTTTAGACCTGAATAATTTCTAAAATCTAAAATAAGTTCTAATAGATTCATTTGATTAACTTCGTCTACGTCGTCCCTTAAATAATTCCTTAAAGTTTCAGATAAAAAGTTGTCCCAGGTGAGACCTGTGACTAACTCATTTCCATCTGAATTTAAAATAACTAACTTACTTAGTGCCAAATCATAAATGTCTAGAGCAGGATTTTCATTGACTAAATTCCTACACATACGCATTAAAGCAGCTTCATTACCAATAGCTGAATAAATTACTTCACCTGTCGTCAATTTTACATTAATTGGATAAGGTAGATTAAAGAGATTAGTATATTCTAAAATAAAAGATTTTAATCTTCTTGCTGTGCGTAATATAAAAGAAGAATCCTCATCCTCAACAGCCGC